GGAACCAATGGGGGCTGAGCTAATCAAAGGGGTTAACCCCTCCAACGAGCCGGAATTCTAAGGTATATCTTTTGACAGCCCCACCTAAAGCATTGTGGTATCCCAACCCGGGTCCACAGATGAACGCATTCCTATGTGAGTGCGAAGAGGTGATGTTCGGCGGAGGACGTGGCTCCGGAAAAAGTAGTTTGCTTTTCGGCAAGGTTCTCCAGCATATCGAGAAGAACCGGGGCAAGAGCAAGATGATCTTCTTCCGGGAGAACTTCGACGACCTAGCTGACCTTATCGACAAGGGTCGGGATATCCTAGAGGCCAATGGCATAGCGGATTTCATCTCCGGCCAGACCCGAACCTTTAGATTCAAAGGCCCTTTCGAGGGTGCTTGGCTCAAGATGAGACAGATCGAGCACATCGACGACCTCAAGAAGTATAAGGGCCACGAGTACACCCTCATCGGCTTCGACGAGATCTGTGACTTCAAGCTGCCATTCGAGCTAGTCACCGACACTTTCATGGCCACCTTGCGTAACCCCCACGGGATCAAGAGCCAGATCATCTACACTGGAAACCCCGGGGGCTTTAACCACACCGCAGTCAAGCGGTACTTCATTGACCCTTGGCCAGCTGGGAATCGGATCATCAAGAATGAGTTCGAGCAGACAAGGTGCTTCTTCCAGTCCACGGTAGACGACAACCCCTACCTCATGGAAGACCCCACCTACATGCGCCAGCTAGAGCGTATCAAAGACCCAGCCATGCGTAAGGCGTGGAGGTACGGGGACTGGAGCGTAGCACTAGGGGCCATGTTCTCCGATGTCTGGTACCCGAGCAAGCACGTTCTGAACTACTCAATCACCCCTCAGGATATCCCTCAACACTTCGACAGGTTCAGGATCTTTGACTGGGGTAGCTCTCACCCCTTCGCTTATCTCAGGTGCTTCGTCTCCACAGGAGAGGATCTTCATAACGGCAAAGGTAATTTTCCGGCTGGGTCACTGGTCTTCTACAACGAATACTACGGGTGGGCTCCCGGAAACAAAGTGAACGAAGGTTTGAAGATGAGTTCATCTGAGGTAGCCAAAGAGATCCGCCGCCGTGAGCTGGCCGACGGAGACAATCTGTGCCTGCAACCCGGCCCAGCTGACAATCAGATCTACCAGTTCACCGATGGAACTCCCATCTACGCATCGTTCTATGAGCAAGGCGTCAAGTTCATCGAGTCTCTTAAGGGAGCTGGAAGTATCGCCGCAGGCTGCGAACTCATTCGGAATAGGCTGGTAGGAGATGGGGATAAACCCCAAATGTACTTCACTAGGGAATGCGTCCATTCAATCAGGACTTTACCTACGCTGAGCAGGCATAAGATACATTCAGATCGTTTGGCAGACTACCAAGAGGACCACTGCGTAGACGCTATCCGCTACATGTGCCTGAACCTTAATAGTTTACGCAAACCAGCAACAGCCGAGGTGGTTAGAAGAGAGATGACATCTCGAGAAAAGTTCTTACAGGATATGATGGACGATGAAAGATAACGTAACCCTGCCAATGGCTGTTAGGCCCATGGACGATGACGAGTCCGAGGAAATTTGCGAGACTCCAAAGCTCTATTCGCAGCTCTCCGATCTTCTAAGCGAGTGGAAGGACCACCGCAAAGCTAAGATCGAGGACATCTGGTATCAGGCCGACAGGAACTTCAAGGGTCAGTTTGATGACGCAGAGACCACAGGGTCTAAGGGAGCGAAGGGCTGGAGATCTGATGCGGTCTACCCGCTGACTGAGCAGAAGGTTATGTCAGCTCAGGCCCAGCTACAGGACGTGCTGTTCAAGGGCGGCAGGTTCCCCTTTGATATTAAAGGCAGCCCGATCCCAGATGATCCAATGATTCAGGCTGACGCCGAACAAGGAGCCGAGAGTGGAAGGCTCCAGTTCCCCGGTGAGATCCAACAGCGGGCTATCACAAAAGCTGAGCTGGACATGAGAATCAAGAATATGAAGAAGCGGCTGGACGATCAGTTCGCTGAGTGTGACGCCGCCAGCGTGGGGCTCAACTCTATCTACGACGGAGCCCTTTATGGTACTGCGTTCCTAGAAAGCCCGCGCGTGATCCGCAAGAAGAGGTACAAGTGGGAGCAAGGCAAGAAGGGGTACACCAAGAAGGAAGTCTACGAAGACGTGCCTACGGTAGTGAACCTTACCCCTTGGGATTGCTGGCCTGACCCTGAGTGCGAAGGCAAGGTCCAAGACGGCATTGGCTTTTTCAAAAGAGATCGTATGTCGGCCCCTGCCCTCCACGATCTTTACAACTTGGTCTTCCCCGACAACTTGGAACTCAAGGATGCTGGGTCTGAGGAGTACGAATACGAGTACAACCGAGAGCAGTTCGACTCTTTGATTGATAACATCAAGGGCGAGAGGACCAACAAAGGCGTGAGTCGGAGCGGGGATGAAGGCCCTAATGCAGCCAGTGAAACCGGACACGCCAATAGGATCTTTGAAGTCTACACCTTCGCCGGAGCTGTGCAGAACAAGTACATCTATGACTACGTCGAAGGTCTCGAGGGTAGAGAGCATGATTACTCCGAGGTGATCGTGGTTATGTGCAATGAGCACGTCATCAAGTGCGTGCTCAACCCATTCCCCGGAGGGCGTCGCCCATTCCATATGGTGCCTTGGTCGAGAGTACCGGGTCAAGCCTTTGGCCGTGGTGTAGCTGAGAAGATCTTTGACGCTCAGAAGAACGTCAGCCGCCTGATGAGGATGTACATCGACAACAAGCGGCTCAGTGGTAACCTCATGACTGCAATCGACAAGGGTAAGCTAGCCCGGGGCGCAGACCTTTCTCTCTACCCCGGTAAGAACTGGGAATTTGAGGGAGCCTTTCAGGACGCAGACGTTCGTAAGCTCCTCCAACCTATCATCTTCCCTGACGTTACCAATGGCGTCTTGGACGCAGTGGGCACCATGGTGGCGTGGGCCGACCAGAGTTCTGGGATTCCAAAGATCCTTGAAGGCCAACCCGGTCAGGACTCGAGCACGGCTTACGCCGAGAACCAGCGGATCGCCAGTGCTAGCAAGCAGCTTGGTCTCGTACTGAAGAACTACGACATGCACGCATGGGTGCCAATCGTCGAATCCTTCTACGACTGGAACATGGAGTTCCTCAAGGACCAAAGCGTTAAGGGTGACTTCCAAGTGATAGCCACTGGGTTCTCTACCTTTGAGAACAGGCACCTCAAGAAGCTGGACCTTGAGCGTTTGCTCATGCTCAGCCAGCAATTGCAGGCTCTCCAAGTTAAAGTCAAGTCTGATCCCATCGTGGAAGACTGGGCTCTGGCTGCGAACATCGACCCTGACCGCTACCTCCTCAGCAAGGAAGAAGTGGCAGCTAACCGCGAAGCTCAGCAACAGGAGCAGATGCAAATTCAAGCTGCCGGGATGCAGATTGAGCAGCAGAAACAGAACATGGAACACCAATTCGATCTTGAGAAAGTTAAGTTCGAGGGTGAGGTCAGTGCCCAGACTCGTATCGCTCTGGCTCAGATCCAAGCCGCTACGAAACAGACGAGCGAGGAGACCAAGCGTATGATCAAGCTAGCTGACATCGAATCAAAGCAGGCAATGAACCAAGGAGGCAATCAGCGTGGCCGACGTAATCCTAACTAACCAAGAGGCCGAAGACTTAAGAGTTACTGTAGCCGGAAAGCATTTAATGGAGGAGCTGGAAGTGATGCTTACCAAATGCAGGTTGCAAGTAGACGAGATAGATCAAAATAGGCTTCCAGCCTTGCAAGGTAGAATCTCTGCCTTGAAGGACATTCTCTCCCTATTAGGATAAGGATATGAGTAAAACAACTATTGCAGGAGTAGATGATGGAGCCGGAGAAGGAACCACAGAAAAAACCCCCACGCCATCGGAGATCTTCAACGCCGAAGTCAAAGCTCTCGAAGAAGCCGAAGCTGGAGGAACCAAGCGAGCCAGCAATTATCGAAGCGTCGATCCCGCTAGAGCCAGTGGTGACGAAGCCATTGGTGACGAAGCCATTGGAGCCGAAGCCAGTGGAGCCGAAGACGACTACTCCGATCAAGACCCCGACGGAGAACAAAGCGGCGCAGATGATGAATCTGAGGCGCAGGGGGAGGGACAGGAGAGCGAAGAATCTGAAGACTCTTCTGTAAACTCCAAGCGCAAGAACTGGAAGAAAGAAGCACAAGACTACAAGCAGGCTTTCGACTCTCTTAAATCAGAGGTCGAAGAGCTTAAGCAGGCTATGCGAGCCCCAGCACAGGAGCCTGCTAAGCCTGACACTGGGTTAAAGATACCAGAAGTTTCCCTCGAGAATATAGAAATGTCTCAAGAGGTGAAAGATTTGCTTGAATTCACACCGGGCTTTGATAAACTGATAACTACTTTGGTCGCGCAAACGACTAAGGAGATCCTTGAAAAAGATAGAGAAGGCAGAACACGAGGCGAGCAAGAAGCGCAACAAGCTCGCCAACGTGAGGAGACAGATGTTAAATACTGGAATGGTGTTAACTCGTGGCTCCAAGGTCAATACCCTGATTTGACCCTGCCCGAGATTCGGGAATCACCAGACTTTGCGGACTGGTCGAAGTACCGAGAGTCTTGGGTTAACGCCCAACTCAGTAGTGTAGACTACGATGACCCTTCAGGAGCACAAAAGGTAATTGATCGGTACATTCGCGAGAATAATCTAGCGAAAGCCAATCAAGATCCAGAACCAGACAGGCGAAACCTCGCAGCAGCGAGAACTCCGGCTGCCAATCGAAGGTCGGCAACTCCGACTCAAGATAACCGATCCTTGTTTCAAAGAGAAACAGAAAGGATCAACTCCAAAAAGCATCGTTTTCAAACTACCATTTAGAGGTAACACTTCATGGCTTCAGTAAGTAACTCGCAGGATAGCGCAGGAGTCATCGACTTCCGCACAGCTAACTCCGAAGCTTTGGGCATTAAGCTCAGTGCTCGGATCATTTACGATTCGCAAAAGCGAATGATGCTCCCTAAGTGGGGGATGCAGGAAGACCTGCCCCGCAACTCTGGGCAATCCATCCAGTTCGTTCGATATCACAATGTCGATACGGGACTGAACCCCATCTTCGGATCCACCAACCCCAGCTCGGTTAAACTAACCAGCACCACTTTCACCTCGAACCTCTACCGCTACGGTGGTGTCATTGACATCCCTGAGAGCATGGAGCTTCTCCACGAAGACGATCTCAAAAAGATCGGTGTTGACCGTCTCGCTTATGACTTCGCTCGCAAGATTGAGACCTTGACTTACAACGTGGTCAAAGCTGGATCCAATGTGATCTACGCCGATGGTGCCGCTGGCCGCTCTTCTGTGGTTGATGTTGTAACCGAAAACGACCTTGAGGCTGCTATCGCAACTCTTGAAGAGAACAACGCTGAAGAGATCGGAGACTTCGTAACCAGCTCGCCTGCTTACGAGACCATCCCTGTTCAGCCTACGTTCGTCGGGTACTGTCACACCAACGTGGCTCCTACCATTCGTCGCATGGGCAGCTTCATTTCTGTCGAGCACTATGCTGGCCAGACTGCTGTTCTGCCCGGAGAGATTGGAACGGTTGCGGGTAAGATCCGCGTGGTCTGCTCCAATATCGCGATGCCTTGGGAATCTGTTGGGGGTGACCCAGCTACCAATGCTATCCGTGGTCTTGGATCAAACTCTCACGTTTATCCCATCTTGATTTTCGCCAAAGACGCCTTTGCTTGCTCTAAGCTCGCTGGCGAGGGTGGCATGAAAGTCATGGTCAAGCCTCCTTCTCCTAATGGAGATAGCTACGACAAACTGGGTTTGAATGGCCACATCGGCTACAAGACTTGGTACGCATGTACGATCCTGAACAACGACAACTTGGTCAGAATTGAAACTGGTGTCCCTGCATTCGATAGTGCAGCTCAGAACGCCGCCGGACCCTCTTTCTAACTAACGACCTAGGAGAATAAAAATCATGTTTTACCAAACTACCCTCACCGTATCCGAGGGAGCTGCTGCCGCAACCCCTACGGAATACAACGTCGTCGAACTTGGTTTTGTACCTGATCGCATTGAGATCACGAACAGAACTGAACTAAACACGATGATCTGGACCAAGAACTTGGAGGACGGTCACTACTACCTTAGATCTGAGGCTGGTACTCTTACCAAGCCCACCACTGGTGGACCTACTCTCATTGATGGGTCTTCTAAGCAAGCTCTTCTTGGAGAGGCTACCCTCCGAAGTTTTGGGTTCTACCTCGGTAAGATTACTGATCTCACCGACATCGCCGCCGAAGTCCTAGACATCACGGTGTACCGAGAAGACGACATCTAATCGTCGCTAAATTTGGGACAAGGGATCGTAAGGCTTGCTTTGCGGTCCCTTGTTTTATTATTAGCCCCACCTCAACTATTAGGAATTCCATATGAGTAAAGTAAAGCTAAAATCCACTGGGCCTAACGGGGATCTCGACCCCCGTAGATGGGTCATTATCACCATCAGGAACTTAGGGGCGGCTGAAGCTCAGTTCCCTTTGCCAGTGAC